ATAGAAAGATGCGGCTGTTGCTGCAATTGCTAAACCCATTGGGCTAAAAATCGCCATAAGCGCTGACTTTGCTAAAGCTAAACGGCTAGTAGCAACAGATTGCGCTGTTAAGGCTGCTGATAATCTTGCAGATGATGCTGATTGAGCTGTTTCTGCGGCAGCAACCTCCAACGCAACTTGAGCTTGTAATCGTCCTAGCTGAGCCATTCGTGTGATGGTAGCCGTGCGACCTTGTTCAGTGATTTGGGCTTTTAAACGAACTTTTTCGAGTTCTATTTCTGCCATGATCTGAGCATGAGTAGCTTTGATGTTCGTTAGTGTCACCTGCGTACTTTGTGCTTCGGCAAGCGCAGATTCCACTTCAGCTTTTGCTGCTGCAATATTTGCATTACGTTCAGCAATTGTGGCAAACACTTGTTTGGTTGACGCAGCAATACTCGCTTGTACAGCAACCGTTTTTGTTAAAACAGCTTTTGTCATTAAGCCAATACCAATGGCAAATGCACTGTCTGCAATTAAATTCAAATTATTTGCTAATAACTGAATCGATCCTGATAAAGCCTGTGCTGCCCCGCTTCCTTTACCAGCCTCTCCTACAAATTTAGTAATTTCATTATTAAGTAAAGTTAATGATTGACCAATTGTAATGTCAGTTTTAGCAAAAAGAGTATCAACTTCATCTTGGACATTTTTAAGTGCTTTAACGATTTCCTGTGAAGTGATTTTTCCTTCAGCAGCTACTGAACGTAATTCACCTACAGTAATACCCATACCTTTAGCAATAGCCTTTGCTAGTGCTGGGGTTTGCTCCATTACCGAGTTAAGCTCTTCACCACGTAATGTGCCGCTTGCTAAAGCCTGCCCAAATTGGACTAAAGCTGCATCAGCAGCTTCTGCGCTTGCACCACTGATCGCAACTGCTTTTGATACTGTTTCAGTTAGTCGAGCAGTGTCATCCATAGTGAGATTTAAGGTTTTAGCATTATCACTAAAACGTTGGTAAACCTGTAACACAGAATCCCAAGCTGAATAGGTTTTTTGAGCAATTCGGAAAGTGTCTTCCGTTGCTTTATTTAGTTCAACTTGATTGTTAGTGACTAACTTAAGGCGATTTTGTAATCCAGTATATGTATCCATCTTTGAAATGGCTGAACCTACTGTTAATAAACCAGCCATGTGTCCAGCTAAAGCTCTGGTGGCTACAGACAAGCTGTCCATAGACTTAGATGCAAACTCACCTTTACGTTCAATGCTTTCCAGTTCATTGCCTAGATTACGCGCATTACGTTCAGCATTTTGCGAATCAATAACAATGACCAAACGGGATTCTTGTGCCATCTTACTTTTCCTCTAGGCAATAAAAAACCGCCATAAAAGGCGGTCATTAATCAAAAATAAAAAAACCTGATCTAATTCAGGTTTTTAACAAATCATTTTGAATTATTTCAATTTTTCTTTACATGCTGGTGTTGCCAAAGATAAATCATCATCTTTTTTCATTTCATAACCACCACCAATTGCATAACTTAATGTCATAGAGTTGAGTGTTTCATTTTGCACTTTCCAGAAGCTGCCATCCTGTGAATAGAGTTTATCATTTGATTTTTTAACAGACATTACTCTCGCTGTTCCCATTCCATCCTGACAAATAACACCAGTTCCATCGGAATTTAACTTTAATGTTCCTACTAATCGATCATATTGTCCGGTCCAATAACCGCTATTCTGAACAGAGGTGGCTTGCACTTCAAAAAAATTAGCAGTAGACATACACCCTGCTAAACCTAATATTAAACCTAATAAAATAATCTTTTTCATAAAAATACCCTCATATTTGAGGGTAATTTAGCAAACTGATCATTAAATGTCACATAAAGGAAAACCACCCGAAGGTGGTTTATTTACTTGTATTACTTACATTTGGCTGCTGAACATTATCATTTGTATTATCTAAAGTATGTCGATCTCTTATTGCTACTAAGAAAATAACCACAAAGATTACGATCGCAATTGCTGTCTTCTCATTTTTTCCCATGTTTGGACCTCAAATCCTCTTTTTCTTATATTAATAACATAAATAGTCAGCCATTAAAAAACCACCCGAAGGTGGTTTCTATCAAATAAAACTAACTAAGCTATTTCACAATTGGTTTGATGCCATGAATGGTTATTTCCATATGAAAAACTAATTTCACTTGGAACTAATGTTCTTTCTTGATGATTAAGATTTTCAATTAACTGTCTTAATTCACCATCACCTTGTACGTGCTCTTGATATAAAGCACGGAGTAATAAATCTGTTGGTTTTCCAATTAACGAACGACCAGCTTCCCAGTGTCGAATACTAGATTCGCCAACACGTAAAAGCCCCGCAAGATTTTTTTGCGATAAATTTAGCTCTTTACGAAGAAATCTTATTTCTTCACCATTGAGTTCTGGCTTATGAGTTATTAAATATAGGCCTATGGCATTATGGAGTTCATGGACAGATTGGATTGATACCAATTCGCCAAATTCCTCATCATTTTCAATAGTAAAACCATTCTGTAGCCAAATATTACTTAAGCCACATTCTTCATAGTGATACATAATTTAGCCTACTCTTAAAATGTAGTAACTACGACTGAAAGGTCACCGTTCGTGGTCTCTTTAAATGCAACTGTAGCGGTAATATATTCACCAGCAGTACGAACAGAAACATTTGCTTTACAAGTTCCACGAGCATCCAAATATGGTCCCTCAGTGATGTCTCCATGCTCAAAACAGCAAATAATTTGCTTCATAGAGATACAGCGTTCTTTCATTCTTTCTTTTGCATGTGCAGTTAACTTGATTTTGCTAGTATCTCTAGCAAATGCTCTAAGTTTTTGTTTAGCTTCAGTTAATGTTAAACACATACAAGCAAACACCAAGGTTCTCAAAAGAGTAAAAGAATGCTGAACCGTCAAATATTGACGGTAAGGTGATTATTCATCATTTGATAATCACGCGCAATACCTTAAAGGTAATTTTCTGTCAATCCAGATCAAGTATTTTGTAACATCGACTGCGTTATTTTGAGTCGCGTTTAAGAGCAACTGCTTAATTGTTTGACGTTTTGATCAAATTGGGCTTTTCAGCCCCTGGCAATACCCAATTTGGTCACTTACCTTTGCTTTTGGAAGAAATCTTTTTAAACGCTTCATCCAGAAACAGGTTATCCAAAGCAAAAATACAGTCATTAAAAATATGAGCAGCCACAGGCAAATCATTATGCTCAGCATAGACATTGATTGCATGCTGGTCTAATGATAACGGGATGCTCTGCTCGTACCGTCTGGATCTGCATATAGTGCTAAATGCCGAAAGAATGGATTCAGCCGCATAAGAATATTCTGGCGGATCCGGAATGTGGCCACCTAAGAACTTGATTTGTTCGATTTCGTGCGGCGTTTTCGACGCATACGTTTTTTGGTATTTGTAGAGCTCGATGACTTTCCCAGAATTAAAGCCTTGTCCTTGTCGGCTTCTTCCTGAATCTTCTGGGCCTGCTCTTTAATGAATAACCAGATTGAAATACCAATGTCACCTTGATTGAGAAGTTTTGAGGCATTCTCAGGGGTATATGGTTTTTCCGATTCAACTGGCTGACCGTCTACAACTTCTGAAAAAACTATCCCCTTCCAATCTTCAATCAGGTGAGCAGCACATGCATCCAGTAATAATTCATGATATAGCTTGGCATTTTCATCTTTTACCATCACATCATAGCCTTTGGATGTGATTTGGTTTCCTGCCTTCTCTAGTGCAACTTGAAAGGGCTTATAACCAATTCCCCGGATTTTAAACTCTGCATGTCCACCTTCAGTTTCAAAAGTGCACCACTGAGCAACATCTGAGCTTTTAATAATTCCGACTTTTAAAGCCATAGCAACCTCTGAAATTTTTGAAATAAAAAAGCCCATGGGATTCCATAGGCTTTGTTACTGATTAAGCTGATTACACAAGAGCACGTACAATCGTTGGAGCTGTACGAACTTGAGCAAAGTTGATGTCTACAGTAATGATGTCATCACCACCACCATCCGGGTGATTGGCTTCCATCACTTCTAATTGAGGGAAGTTAAACGAGTATTTACTGCCTTTGCTGTCTTTAATATCGAAAGTCAATGTAAATACATCTCGGGTTTTAATGGCATCAATCCACCCTGCCGCAGTTGCCGAGAACATGAAGGAAGCATTTGCTTCGATATCCATCATCTTTTCAATGTAGAACTCTGGTGTGTATTTGCCTGAGCCGATACAACGGATTGCTTCAAGGTTGTTATTAATTGAAAGCGTAAGCGATTGCATGCACGCTTTACCTTGAATTGATTGACCATTAATAAGCAAGTTTTCCACGTTTGGCATACTGACCAATGGACGGGTTGAAGCCGCTATAGGATTAGTGACAGGATTGACTTGCTGACGGGTAAATGAGCTACCAACAAGTCCAAAGTTACCTGTGATTTTCCCAGTTGTTTGAATGGTGATTTCACCGGTATTTACCTGCACACCACGGTAGATAAACACCTGCCCAATATCTTCAAAAACTTTAACCAGCGTTAATGACTTACGTACGGTACCACCAATGGTTAAGCTGTTTGCTGCCCAGTTATTGAAAGCTAAAGCACTTAAGAATAAATCAAAGGTACCAAGTGACAATTCAAACTCTAACTGACCAGCTACTTCAGCTTCTGTGACCACACCGCCTTGACGGTAGCGTGAATCCACCACTTCACTGCTTTCTTCAGTTGAGACGTTTTCAGATAAACCATCACTGACACGGCGAACGGTGTACCAAACTGGATTTGCCGGGGTCGTTCCTAAAACTGCTTCTTCACAAGCATATAATCGAATTTTTGCGCCTGAACTCATTTATAGTTCTCCAAAATTTAGGCATAAAAAACCCGCTTCATCAGCGGGAAGTTATAAAAAATGGGCGTAAAAAAACCCGCTAAATTTGCGGGTTTTTAAAGTGTTGCATCTGTGTCGGAGATTTCTGGCGGTTCCACACCAATCATTGCTGCAGCTACTGCCTGAGATAAGTTAGTAGGCTGGAACTCAACTGGTGTTTCACTCAAAGGCTCTTCAGGTTCCGGCACAGGCTCTTCATGCAGACGGATGTCAATCCAACGCCCAGTAGGAATATCAAGCGGATTGTCCAGGTCAGCCACGACTGCAGCAATATCAAAGTCAAACTTTCGCTTGTAGGTTTTAATTGAAAGATCACCGTTCTCTAATGTTTCATAGAGCACTGCCACGACTGTATTACCATTGGCATCTTTAGGAATTTCGATATACCAACCTTCCTGAGCAAAGCCTAATGATCCTTTAATCAAGTAATCGCCTGTACCCAACTTTTCAAATGTGATTTCCTGATCTTTGGCATCCTCATTCAGTTCAATTGAGTTGGCAAAGAGCTTTACAATTGGTGAAGCTGCCTTGATAAAACCGTTGGCATCAACAGTAGTATTTTTTGTTGTTCTAATCGTGAATAGATTAAAAACGTTTGTAGCGTTATGGTATGAGGCAATATATGCTTCGCCACTTGATGGCACAATACCTAAACCGCCCATAGCATTTTGAGAAAAGCCTGAAACCATCCATGACCCGGCTCTCAACGTTGCTGTATTCGTTCCAACAGTATAGAAGCCACATTCATTCGGCATAGGGACCTGTTCTGTAGGATTACTAAATTGAATACCGCTTTTGGCTCCAATACCAAAATCCCCCACTCTCATTACTCTACCAATGTTACCATCAGTCGTTGAAGTCGTTAAAGTGCCTGTAGCAGCAGTACCAGCACCTTGAACCTGTGTCCAATCAGGTGTCAAATTTGGAATACCCGAAGCAAAAGGCAGCATAAATTGCCGCTTACCTTGAGCTGAGTTATAGGGATAAGGCCGATGATCCCAAGAATATTTAAAGACTAGATTTGCCATTATGCAGTTACCCCGTCAATTACCTGAAAAGTCAGAGTCTCGGTATGTTGAGTCACACCACCCACGACGGCTTTGATATCCATCTGACACAAGCCTAAAGGCCATGTAGCAGTACTTGTTCCTGATTTAATATTGAGCCAGCCTTTCTGAGTGCTTTGACTTAACGCTGCACAAGTCAACGTTGCTACGGCGGTTCCATCGAGAGTTTTAACTTGCGAAGTAAAGGTATATCCCGTTAAATCGATCGCTCGACGTACATCATTGGCTGGATATTGCAGTGCATCATCCATATCAACTAGCTGCAGATTTAAGTTGAATGTGTCACCACGCTTAAAAACATGATTGCTCATAAGTGATTCCTATAGACATAAAAAAACCACCGATGAGGTGGTAGTAAATAAGACATAAAATTCCTCTCAAAATGGAGGTCTCATAATTCAAATTAGTTAATATCTAGGTTTATATCTCTTGTTTCCTCCACTCGTAATACAGTAGTGCCCACCTCTAGGACCCACGCAATAATCCACCACAGCACATGAACAATCACTATCGTAGTAGGTTTTCTTCTGTTTTCTTTCAGAATGATGAGGATGAGATTTTAAGGCCTGATAATTATTTGACGTGGTTGATCGAGACTTTTGTTTAAAGCAACCATCCGTTTCACATAATAGCTTTGTTGATAACCACTGAGGTGATGAGGAATTTAAGGAAATACGTGCCCAGTTTCCTCTCGTCTCATAAATATCAACTTTTTCTCCACGTCCTAACTTGCCTACTACGTGACCGTTTGGTTTATCTCTAATATTTAAAGAATTAGTGTTGATATATTTTGATTCGATAACTTCCTCTACTGCACTCTGTGCATTTTCTGAATCTGAAGTTTGTTTTGGAGAGTTATCATTGCCTGAACCAAAAATCCCTAAAGCTACTAATCCTGCGGCACCCCAGCCTAAAGTTGATTTTTTCATGTTTTACCATTTGTTATAAATTTCTATTACTGTAACAGAATGTAATCTCAAATGATAATATGCTGAGGTCATTAAAAATAATCGCCTTGCTGTAGCTTTTTCTTGAACTCAAAGCTCATTATCTAAATCGACACTTACTCCAGTAACAACGTTATGTTTAGGCCCTCCGAGACTAACAACATTAGCCAAGCGTATATTCACATCAGAAACACATAGCTTGTTTTCAGATTGCCATTTGCTCAACTCAACAGACATAACATCTTCAAGATGCCGTTCCAGTTCTTGCCGTTTAATTTCGATTTCTTCTAAAGTCAGCATACATGACATATCAATTCACCTTGTACCCAATGCTCACATTATACTGAATGAAATCAGCATCTTTACCCGCATAAATAGATTGACCATTCAAACATTCTAAGTGTTCGATTGTGAAATATTCAAAATGTGCCAGTAAAGCATCGCCAAGAACCGTTAAAGCTTTTTCTCCCACATGAAGTCGATCAAAGCATTGAATCATGATATTACCGGTACGGCGAGTACATGGTTTATCTGCAATGCCTGAGGTAAAACTCGGGCCACCTGCAATCGTTAAACGGCACCATACACCTTTTGTTGGAACAGTAAAGTCAGGTGCATTTGGATACTGAATCCGTTCTTGAGCAATACCCCTAAAGCTTTGCATGCGATCAATAATAGCTTGCCTAGTCTGCTCTAAAGTCATTGCCATTTTAGCCACCGTACTTTTGAGAAATAAAATTAAACGTGAGGCCATAAATACCTTGTGGCGCTTGATCAGACCAACCGTTTTCTAAACGGGGTGCATAAGCTTTATTGTTCTGAATATAGACCAAATTACCCAATTTAATTTTTACAGCTTGAATAGCTGCATCTTGAATTGGGTTTGTTTCAGGTTCACGCACGCCGAAATCAGCAGATCCAACCGAAACAATATGTGAAGCACGGTATGCTCCAGTATCAACAGGACTTAAATTAACTAAGGATTGCACGGTATCCATGACAATATTCTTTACATGGTCTTCTGCTGCTTTAGACACATCAAGACTAAAACTAGTCGGCTTTTTCCCCTTCCATCCCATGATTTACCTCACTAGCTTCGAACATTTCAAATAGGTCTTGAGCGATTGCCTGAATTGAATAAGCTTCAAATTCCACACTAGGCTCTCGCTCACCCATTCTCCGTTTTACTATTTGCCAGATATGAACAGCTTCATGTAAAAGCAATCCATAAACTTGTATTTGGTTCTTATCCGCTGTATCTCCAATTTGGACAATTGCATATGCACCATCTGAATAAGAACTAACCTGAGCATCCGCCCCCATATCTAAAAATTGATCAGCTTTGCCCATATCTTCAAATAACAAATCCATATGTATTTGATTTCTAGCAAGTGCATATTTGACATGTTGAAACGGTGAGATATACCATTCGGGCACATAATCGGTATTAATCATTTAAACTCCTTAATTGCACCCATAAAAAAACCCACTTATGTGGGCTTTTTATTGTTTACCTAATTCTATGTTCATCTGCCAAGTTATCAATTTCTTTTAAATTATCATCAAATAATCCTAGAAATTTTCTAGCAGATTGAAAAAAAATTGCACTGCTAACATCTTCACGAGCAATCAAACTCGGAAGTTGGTCATGCCTACTAGCATCTTTTTTGCATAAATCTAAACAGGTCCATGCATCACAAAGCATAATAATATTTGTGAGTAACTTATAAGTCTCACTATATAAATTTAAGCATTTATCGTGAAACTTAATATTTACAAAGTTTTTCTTAGAGAAATTAATATTTCCTAGCTCTGCTAAAATTTCGGCTGAAATTGCAAATGCTTTGTTTTCATAATCTTCTATTTCTTGTTTAGTAAGATTGTTTTCATAAAAACTTTCTAAATCCTTAGCTAGATCTTTCGCCCTAAAGGGAATATTTTTTACTTTTTTTAAAATTTCTATTACTTCAGTTTCATTATTTTTTAGTCTATGAGAAGTTCTCCAATCATCAAATAATACAAAAGCTGCAACTGGAGCTAGAAATGCTGCTGCAAGTGTTAAAGTATCCTTTAAAACATCATATGCATCAGCAAAGTTAAATTTATGATGTGTGATTGGATATGAACTCTTAAGAAAGAATGAAACAACTAAGAAAATAATTATGCCAATTAAAGTCCATTTCCAAATCCTTCTTATTTTTACTTTTAAATCATCTTGAGCCATATATCCCCCTATTTTAGAAGGTTATTAGACCAAGTATTTAAACCTTCCTCAACTGACATTTCCAGATTGTACTGGCTGGATCTTGTTGAATATGGATAACTCGGAATGAGCCTAAGGCTGTTAACCATTCATCATCAATTTTTGGAGTCATAGTTACTTCGTTTTGAAGAACGGTAGCCTTTTTATCTGTGGCCAAGACTCCAAGCGTCTGAATCTCATATTGACTGTATGAGCCAAACAGAACGCCACGCCCAGAATAGTTTTCTTTAACTTCAACATACGTTTCAGTTTTAGGATCCCAATTCGTTTTTGAAATCCGTTCACATGTAAAGGTATGAACGGCATCTGCTAAATCTTCATTAAATGCTTCAGCAATATCTGCCTGAATTTCGTCACGTAAGCCCATTATTTATGCCCTGTAAAGTGGAATGCCGAAGCTATTAAAACTTGCATTAGGATCTTTCAAATCAAGCGAATCAATATAATCAATTGCTATCTGTTCAAAGCTAGAAATCGCTTCAGTACCTTCTTGATACTCTTTTTCAGATTCGACTGAATCAGCTTTAACTTTCTTACGCTTCAACTGCTGGTCTTTGCCGTTATAAATTACCTTGGCCAGAATGCCTTTGATAATTTCACAAGCTGCATCCTTAAGAAGTGGATCAATTGGATCTGGTACAAATCCTATTCTGTTTTTCATCCAGACATTTGCCAGTTTAACCAGACGAGCTTTATCACTGTCTGGTGCAAAATCGCTGCCCAAAATTGAATTTGCGTCATCTACAGTAATAAAGCTCATTGCATTATTCCTTAGGGATTAATTTAAGAAGTTCTGCTTTTGTTGCAGACGGCTTGTAACCAATATTTTTACTAGCTAAATACTCTTTTAATTGATCATTTGACCAGTTTTCAAAATCATTAGCTGCCGTTTCTGT